CAACGACAGTAATAACCCGTGCTCTTGGCGAAGATGCCAGCGGTGGCATGCTCCCTGGTTTTGGTGGCAACCTAGCTACAACTATGGCTATGGGTGAAGAAGATGGTAGCGAACCAGGGCAGGGCTTACTTGGTGGCATGATGACGCAAGCTATGGGTGAGCAAGAAGGGGACATGATGCCTCCTCCTTTAATTACTGACTTTGGCCCTCCTAGCGGCGGCAATAATTTTTCTACGATGGCTATTGGAGAACACGGTGGTGGTTTTGAGCCTCCTATGTCTACGACTATGGCTATGGGTGAAGAAGACGGCGGTCCTGAAGGCCCTGGTTTCTCTGGTGATTTTGGTCCCACCACTCAAGCTATGGGTGAAGAGGATGGTTTCTCCCCTGAAGGCCCTGGTTTCTCTGGTTTCCCTGGTGATTTTGGTCCCACCACTCAAGCTATGGGTGAAGAGGACGGCGGCCCTGAAGGTCCTGGTTTCTCTGGTAGTTTTAACCCTCCTAGTTTTGGTCCCACCACTCAAGCTGTTGGTGAAGAGGATGGTAGCGACAGCGGTCCTGGTTTCCCTGGTGGTCTTCTACCAGGAACATTGCCTCCTACGAATAACATAACCACTCAAGCTATGGGTGAGGAAGATGGTAGCGACAGCGGTCCTGGTTTCCCTGGTGGTCTTCTGCCAGGTACACTGCCTCCTAGTTTTGGTCCCACCACTCAAGCTATGGGTGAGGAAGACGGCGGTAGCGGCAGCGGTCCTGGTTTCCCTGGTGGCTTTGAGCCACCTATGAACATAACCACTCAAGCTATGGGTGAGGAAGACGGCGGTGGCGGTAGTGGCGGTCCTGGTTTCCCTGGTGGCTTTGAACCACCTTCTCAAAGTAGAACGACGGAATTGATTGAGGAGCTGATATCCTTGCTCCGTGGTTCACGGCCCCCGCCTAATGTATTTCAAAGACCGATGCCACGCCCACGTCCACAACCTATTTTTAGTCCTCCGCCCCCGCGCACGCCTCCTCCGGCTCCTGTTTCAGGAACGGGGGTTCTTGGTTCATTGGCCTCTAATCCTTTATTTCAGGACTTTGCCACACAGTTACAATCGAGCAATCCCCAGCAGTCGGATATACTGAGTGAGATGTTTAAGAGTGCTGATCAGAAAAGTCAGGGTCAGAACCAGTTTGCACCGCAAAGCAATCCGTTTATGAGCAGCTCGTCGCCCTTTATGGCACCGCCTCAGTTCTTTTCACCGAAGGCTTATGGGCAGTTTGCTCCGCCTCCTATGGGATTTAGCCAGTTTCAACCGCCTATTCCTTATGGAAGTGCTGGTGGATTTGCGTCACCCCCGCCTCAGTTTGCTCCTATGCAACAAGGAACTGGGGATTCTTCACCTTTTGCAAGTAGCATTAGAAATGTTGGCTTTGCATAAATACAATAGTTATGATACAGGAAGACAACAAAGGAGAGAGACATGAGAAAAATGAATATGGGCGGTAGTGTCCCACGTCAGACAACGATCCAAGGTCAGCGTCATGATCTTGCATATATTAATCCTTTTGAAGTTGACTTACTAGAATCGTACAATGCAACACCAGGCGGCGTTGCTGGTCCGGGCAACGTTCCGGCTTATCCTCCAGGAGGTTACGGCGGTTATGATGGTGGTTTTGGTGAAGCTGGTAGAGGTGGTCCGGATTCAAACGCACCTGGCATGGGACCAGGTGATGGAAACTTTGGTGGTGGAGATAGCCCTGGTGGTCGTGCAAATCAAAACAGGGGCCAAATAACTCAAGCAGATGTAAATGCAGCTAATGCAAATAATGCAGCAAAAGCACAAGCACAAGCACAAGCACAAGCATCTAACGTTAATGCAGCAAAAAACATGGCCTTAAAAGCAAAGGGCGCTGCCTTTGGTGATCTTGCTTTAAGTCTTCAACAACAAAAAGACGATGCAGCAAGCAAAACAGGATTGGCTGGGCTTATCGCAAGAGCAAAACTTCAAATTGATCCTCAACAGAAACAACAAGTTTTTGATGACATTATGGGAAAAAATAAAACAAGCGCGTTTCAAAATATGATGCAAAAGGCTGGGCTTACTGGAACCCCTACTTCTTTTCAACCTGCATTTGATAAAGCGGGCAATCTAGTTGGCTCTACTGGAATTGATGAAAAGGGAAATGTGGTTTCTTATAATGGAGACAGGAATGCAGATCTTCCAGATGGCGATGTTAAAGACAAAGTAGATGCAATGAACGTGGCTTCTAGTCCAGGAGGCCCTGGTGATGGTCCAGATCTTCCAGAAATTGACATGGACCCATGTCCAGCGGGCTTTGTAATGGATGCCGAAACAAACGTATGCGTTCCTGTTACTCCAACCATTGACCCCGATCTTCCAGAAGTTCCAGACGAACCTCTTCCTCCATATGTTCCACCCTCTGAAGTTGTAGGTCCGCCAAGTTATACACCGATTGGTGGTTTGGGAAGTTTTGTTCCAACACCATTACAGCCGTATCAGCCGTATCAACCGTATCAGATACAACCCCAACCTATTGTAACAATGATGCTTGGTGAAGAACAAGGATAACAACTTTGAATTTACAGGCTCTTCCAGAAGATGCCCTGAAAGAGATACTTGCTCTTACTGAGGCTAAAAAACTCTTGGACGTTAGAGAAGAGGCGCAGGAAAAATTCATGCCCTTTGCTCATCATGTATATGAAAACTTCATTGAGGGTCATCATCATCGTGTTATTGCAAAAAAGTTAGAACGTGTTGCGCGGGGCGAGTTAAAACGTCTTATAATTAATATGCCCCCACGTCATTCTAAGTCTGAGTTTGCATCTTTTTTAATGCCTGCTTGGTTCTTGGGCCGTAATCCTAAGTTAAAGATCATTCAGGCAACGCACAATACAGAGCTGGCTGTTCGGTTTGGTCGTAAGGTTCGGGATCTTATAGACGATCCGCAGTATAAAGAGATCTTTCCGAACACAAACTTGAAGGAAGACAACAAGGGTGCGGGTAAATGGCAGACAGACAAGGGCGGTGAATACTTTGCGGCGGGTGTAGGCGCGGCGGTTACTGGTCGTGGTGCGGATTTATTTGTAATTGATGACCCACACTCGGAGCAAGACGCTTTAAGCGAGACTGCATTTGACAATGCATACGAGTGGTACACCTCTGGTCCCCGTCAAAGGCTTCAACCTGGTGGGTCTATTATAATTGTTATGACTCGTTGGGGAAAAAAAGACTTGACAGGCAGATTATTGGCTGCACAGGGCAACGATGTTATGTCTGATCAGTGGGAAGTGGTAGAATTTCCTGCGATTATGCCGTCAGATAAACCATTATGGCCTGAGTTCTGGGAAAAAGATGCCTTATTGTCTATTAAAGCGTCGTTACCTGTAGGAAAATGGTCAGCGCAGTGGCAACAACAGCCCACATCTACGGAAAGTGCGATTATTAAGCGTTCGTGGTGGCAGGATTGGGAAAATGAGAAGATTCCCCCTGTAAAATACATACTACAGTCCTATGATACAGCGTTTAGTAAGAAAGAAACAGCCGATTACAGCGCGATTACTACATGGGGGATATTTAATCCTGAAGATGGGGGACCTGACCACATTATTCTGCTAGATGCCAAGCGAGGGCGGTGGAGTTTCCCTGAATTAAAGGAAACTGCGTACGAAGAGCACGATTATTGGGAGCCAGACATGGTTTTAGTAGAGGCAAAAGCCACTGGTACACCTCTGATAGATGAGCTACGGTTACGAGGCATACCAGCTTTGGGGTTCTCACCGGGCAAAGGACGTGATAAGGTGACGAGAATGCACATGGTTGCTCCTTTGTTTGAAGCAGGGGTTGTTTGGGCGCCAAAGGACAAAAAGTTTGCAGATGAAGTGATAGAAGAGGTTTCTTCGTTTCCTAATGGTGACTATGACGATTTTTGTGATAGTATGACATTAGCACTAATGCGTTTTCGTCAAGGAGGGTTTATATCTCTTGATGGCGAAGACGAATATGACGATCAATGGAGACCCAGAAAACGGGAGTATTATTAATGGCTTTACCACCACAACCAATGGGATCACTTGTAGATTCTGGATTAGTTCTAGACGATACAGCGGGACTTCCAGACGTAGAAGTTTCTGTAAACGAGCCAATGGGCTTTGAAGAAGGTGCTGAAATAACTGAAGACGGTGAGGGCGGCGCGATCATTGAGGCTATTAAGAGCGGGGAAATAGAGATTCCTGCGGAGGCTATACCGTTTGATGCTAATCTAGCCGAGATTTTAAGTGATAGTATACTTGATGAGCTGTCTGCTGATCTTCGATCCTTATACGAAGAAGACCTTGATTCAAGGTCAGAATGGGAAGAAACCTACGTTAATGGGCTAGATTTGTTAGGTTTGAAGACACAAGACCGCTCAACTCCTTTTGAAGGTGCGTCTGGTATAACACATCCTTTGATCAGTGAGTCGGTTACGCAGTTCCAATCACAAGCATATAAAGAACTATTGCCACCTGGGGGGCCAGTGCGTACTCGATTGATGGGGATTCAAGATGCCGCTCATGAAGAGCAAGCAAGTCGTGTTAAAGATTTTATGAACTACCAGATTACGGAGATCATGCAAGAGTTTGATCCAGACATGGATCAGATGTTATTCTATTTACCGCTTTCTGGTTCTACTTTTAAGAAAGTATATTTTGATGCAACCAAAGGCCGTGCTGTTTCTACGTTTGTCCCAGCGCAAGATTTAGTTGTACCTTATTCCGCGTCTGATTTAACAACAGCTACTCGTGTTACTCATGTTTTACGCATGGACATAAACGAAGTTCGCAAGATGCAAGTAGCCCAGATGTATCGGGACATAGATTTAAAGGGCGGTGGTGATGAGGAATCAGATTCTGTTCGTCAAAAAGTTAACGAGTTAGAAGGTATCTCTAAGAATTATTCTGATGATGTATTAAACATCTTAGAGGTTCACATTGAATTAGACCTAGAGGGTTTTGAAGACGAGAACCCTATGACCGGAGAGCCTACAGGAATTAAACTTCCTTACATAGTTACGTTGGATGATAATTCTGGAAAGGTTTTGGCTATTCGTCGAAACTACGAACAAGCAGATCCAAACAAAAGTAAGCGGCAATACTTTGTACACTACAAGTTTATGCCTGGTCTTGGGTTTTATGGCTTTGGATTAATTCATATGATTGGTGGTTTGGGCCGAGCAGCAACAAGTTTGCTACGTCAGCTAATAGACGCTGGTACTTTATCAAACCTTCCTGCTGGATTTAAAGCAAGAGGCGTTCGAGTTCGTAATGACGATGAACCATTGCAGCCTGGAGAGTGGAGAGACATTGATGCACCTGGTGGTAGCATTAGGGATTCAATCATACCTCTTCCATACAAAGAACCATCTGCTACTTTAAACCAACTACTTGGTGGTATTGTTAACGATGGTAGAAGGTTTATTGCTTTAGCGGATCAAACGCTTGGTGATATGAGCCAAGAGTCTCCTGTAGGTACTACTGTTGCGATGATTGAGCGTGGCACAAAGGTAATGTCTGCTATACATAAACGTTTACATTATGCACAACGTAATGAATTTAGATTACTTGCACGTATATTTGGAGAGAACTTACCCCCTGTATACCCATATCAAGTGGCTGGCGCACCTCAACAGATTAAAGCGCAGGACTTTGACGGTCGTGTAGACGTTATTCCCGTTAGTGATCCTAACATATTTTCAATGGCTCAAAGGGTAACATTAGCTCAAACACAGCTACAATTAGCCCAATCTAATCCACAAATACACAATTTACATGCAGCCTATCGCCGTATGTATCAAGCTCTTGAGGTGCAAAATATTGATGAGGTGTTACCTCCTCCCCCTCCACCTCCTCAACCACAGCCAACAGATCCGGCTGTAGAGAACGGTGCTATAATTAACGGACAACCAGCACAGGCGTTCCCACCTCAAGACCATGACGCTCATATTCAAGCGCACTTATCTTTGTTGGAACTTTCTGTTTTACAAAACTCTCCTCCAGTGCTTGCTGCATTGTTTGGGCATGTTTTACAGCATGTATCCTTCAAGGCTAGAGAGATGGTAGACAAAGAATTGGAAACAATAAATACAAAACCACAACAAGAGTTAGAGCAAATGCAACAGCTTGTTCAAGCAGGGCAGATAGATCCTATGGTTGCACAACAAAGAGTAGCCGAGCTTCAACAACAAGGTCCAGAGCAATTTAACCCAGAACAGGTTGAATCCAGAGTAGCACAGGTTGAGGCAGAACTTCTTAAAGAGTTGGCACCGCTGTTAGCATTTAAAGGTAGCGACGAAAGTTCCGAAGATCCGTTAGTGCAGATCCGTATGCAGGAACTATCCATTAAGGAAATGGAAGCCAACAATAAGATCGCTCTTGAACAGGCTAAGTTAGAACTAGAGGGAATGAAAGTTGAACAACGTGCAGTAACTGATTCCGCTAGATTAGAACTGCAAGAAGGAATTGCGGATGAAAGAACTGAGGTAAACCGAGAACGTATTGACGTTCAACGTGAGGCTATGTTGAGGAGAGGTTAATGCCCTTAAAAAAAGGAAGTTCTAAAAAAGTTATTAGCAGCAACATCTCTAAGTTGATTGACGAAGGTAAGCCTAAAGACCAGGCTATAGCTATCGCGTTAAATAGTAAGAAGGACGGAGGGATAATAAAATCCTTTAGTCCTATAGCTAGACCTCAAGTCTTTAGAGGCGTTTTTTGAAAAAGATTCTTATTATATGTCTTTTACTTTCTGGGTGCTCTAATGGAATATCGCTTGAGTGTCCTTTAAAATTGGGTGAGCCTTTTTGTACTTGGAGTAAGAAATGAAAAACAAATGGATCTGGATAGGTTTGGCATTGGTAATATTTATTGCTGTAATTTTCTACGGTGTAGATAAGGCGATGTGTACTCCTCCCTGCCTTTAAATGAGCAAACAACTTACAGCTCAACAGAAGTCCACCATGACCTGGCGTTGGACTGCACTTATATTTTATTTATTAATCTGCTTTTATGATTTCCTGTTCTGTCCTGTTTGGTGGGGGTTAAACAGGCCAGACATTTCTCAATTTATGGATATTATTAACGCTACGTCAGAGCCTATGGTTCAAATGGAGCTGATGAAAAAGCTAACTGGACAACACGAACCATTTACGCTTTTGGGGGGTGGATTGTTTCATCTGGCGTTTGGTGCTATTCTGACAGGGTCAGCGTTTGCTAACAGGGAATAACATGAAAAAAGTTTTATTATTTTTAATGTGTGGCTTTCTAGCACTACTGTATTTATCGGTGCTTGTGCCAATGGCTTTTGCAGAGGGCTGTGACAGTACAACAAATAGTAATTGTATCGAGACAAACAGCAATACAAACTCCACAACAACATCTACAATAGACAGCACTACTAATCTTAAATCTCCTCCACCTTCTGCTATGGCCCCCAGTATTAATTCATCTAACTCAGATACGTGCCACATATCGGTAGCGGGCGCAGTGCAAACCCAGATACTAGGAATTTCCGCTGGTAAAACAGTGCGGGATTTAAATTGCGAAAGATTAAAAAATGCCAAGGTTATGTATGATATGGGGCTTAAAGTAAGTGCCG